ACTGTGATCACAGTGTGCGGGACATCCGCATTTGCATTTAGATGTAAATCTTTTGTAATTTTGATAATCGTCCATATATACCTCTATCATAAATCTGCTTCAGGCCCCTGTCTCTTCTTTAATGCTTTGCTCAGACTCTGACGTTCTTCAATAACTTTTCCTGCAATAGTTGCAGTATTGTTATTGTTAATAAAGCTGCCAAGTTGCGTATGTCTAGTCAATGCATCTGGTGCAGGGATTCCGTCAACCGGCTTGTTAGTCATAGTCATTCTAACATTGCTTTCTACATATACCCAACCGTTACCACTAAATCTAAACAGTCTATTTGGCATATAATCTGTACGTAAGTGATACGCACCTATACCTGGGTTAACCGGATATTCAATACCAAAACTGTAAGGTGCTCCGTTAGGCGGTTTACCGTCACCTTGTAGATAGCTGATATAAACGTCTTTTTCAGGAGTAACAAATACAGAACTAGCATCTGCTGCATTTCCGTCATAGCTAGCATCAACATCTGTATCAGTTGTATCTCTAATATCTAGTTTACCATCTTCTTGTAACGGCAAAATATAATACTGATCAGTGTCGTACCCGCTTAGACCAGCATCTGCTTCGGCTTGTGCAATAATCTGATTGTTAATGGCAATGTTTTGATTGTAAGTTGAAAGGATATCTCGTAGACTATTTTGTCCGTCGCCGCTGTCTTGATCCAGAATCTGTTTATATTCTTGACTGTCGACTAGTGGTTCACATTTAGCACGAAGCAAATGTGGATACCATGTTTGACTGTAACCTGATGCAGGACGAGCAACATCTGATACTACATAAAATCTCTTTAAGGCAACCATATCGTCACCTAAGGCATATTCGTCTTTTAAGTGCGGCAGTTCTAAAACATCACCTGCCATTAATTTTCTACCTAACAACTCTACAATACCACGCAAATGAAACGTGATCATAATGTTATCGTTAGATAAAAAGAATCCAAATTGCTGAAGATTAAAATCAATATCCTGCATTGTGTAGATTCCTCGAGAAACATACACATCAGGTTCGTATTTTCTATCTCTGTTTTCCATAAACAGTACATCTTGTATTCCCAATTCGGGAATAGGATTAGTGTTTACAGGAGTAGCAGGAGTTGCTTCGCCCTCTAAAGGGTCAGCAGGACCTAGGTATTTGTGGATAATGATATCAGTACCGCCGACTTGAAACTGTTCATAAATGACACGGTCAATCATACGGAAATCATTGCCTTTTTCAGGGCGGTAAAGAGATAGTCTTGGCATAGTCATATATTTATTGCTAAATATTGGTATGAACGAACTTGACACCCAAAGACAAAATGTAGTTGAATATGTCCGTACCATGCTAGGTGACGGAATGGTCGATGTTGAACTAGACCCTAAACACTACAATATCGCTATCGATCGTGCCCTAGCAAAATATCGCCAGCGTAGTAGTAATGCTGTTGAGGAAAGTTTTGGATTTTTAACTCTGCAAACTGATGTGAATGATTACATACTTGCACCGGAAGTTATGCAAGTTCGTCAAGTATTTCGTAGAAGTGTAGGTAGTAGAACAGGTGGCGGTGACGGCGGTACATTATTTGAACCCTTTAACTTAGCCTATACTAACACTTATCTAATGGCCAGTACACAAATGGGCGGAATTGCTACCTATTATATGTTTGCTAGCTATCAGAAAGAAGTTGGTAAAATGTTCGGTAGTTATATCAACTTTGACTGGAACCCTACCGCAAAACGTTTAAGAATTACCCAACGTCCTCGTGGCGAAGAAAACGTGTTGCTATGGATGTATAATCAGAAACCTGATTTTACCATAATGCAAGACCCCTACTCTGCAGGGTGGATTAAAGATCATGCATTAGCAACCTGTAAGATCATGCTAGGCGAAGCACGTGAAAAGTTTGCAACTATCGCAAGTCCACAGGGCGGAACCAACCTAAACGGCACAGCATTAAAAGCTGAAGGTAAAGCAGAATTAGAAGCACTAGAATTGGATCTAATCAATTACAAAGATAGCCAAACACCGTTGACATTTGTCATAGGATAATGTAAATTATAGTATCGCAGGAGATACTATGATAGTAGGTTTCGTTGGTTTTATTGGCTCGGGCAAAGACACTGCCGCAGATTATTTGGTAAATTTTCACGGTTATCGACGAGACTCGTTTGCAAACACTCTTAAAGATGCAGTAGCCTGCGTATTCGGCTGGGATCGAACCCTATTAGAAGGCCGCACAAAAGAAGCCCGCGAATGGCGTGAACAAGTAGACACTTGGTGGGCAGAACGCTTAAACATGCCTAATCTTACTCCTAGATTAATGCTTCAACTTTGGGGTACAGAAGTATGCCGTACTGGCTTCCATGATGATATTTGGATTGCCAGCTTAGAAAATAAAATGCGTAAAACTACTGATAACATTGTAATCAGCGATGTACGCTTTCCTAACGAAATTAAGGCTATTCACAATGCTGGTGGTATTGTGGTACGGATCAAACGTGGTGACGATCCAGAATGGTATGATGCCGCAGTTAGCTATAATAAAGGTCCTGATGGTAACTCTACTTGGAGTCTGAGCAAGGCTAAACTAACACAACTTAAAATTCATGCTAGCGAAACTGCCTGGGTTGGTAGAGATATCGATTACACTATCTACAATGACACAACTATTGATGCACTATTTGATCAAATTAAAAATCTGGTGTCAGATCCCCACGCCGCCAAGGCTGCTTGAGCTTGTGTAATATCCGTTGACAATTAGCACACACTGTTTTTAAATTTGAATACTTGCAGTTATTGACATCACCGTCTATGTGATATACGTCAAACTGCTCTGAGTCTTCTCCCTTAAAGCCGCATCTATCACATGCGGCTTTCTTTTTGTACCCGCTACTTGCCCAGGTAGGGCGAGCTGTTTTGTAACTCTTAGAACAATGATCGCACATTGATCTATAGTATATTCTACCTTCTTTAAGATAATTGATAGCAACAGGCCTTCTTTGACATTTTTTACATAGATCACGCATACGACCGCCCTTTTAGTTCCCTTTTGTTCAGTATTTAACCCGGTATTTTTTAGCCATTGGTACTAAATATACAAAAGAAAACCATTATATGGGAGATAACAAATGGCTTTAAATTCACCAGGCGTACAAGTTAGCGTAATTGACGAGAGTTTTTACTTACCGGCAGCACCGTCGACTGTACCTTTGATTTTTGTGGCAACCGCTGCCAACAAGCAGAATGCTAGCGGTACAGGTACGGCACCAGGAACACTATCAGCGAACGCTGGTCGAGTTTATTTAATTACTAGCCAACGTGATCTAACTGATACATTCGGAACTCCGCAATTCTATCAAGATGCAAGCGGAAATCCAGTACACGGTGGCGAACAAAACGAATACGGCTTACAAGCTGCATATTCTGTATTAGGTGTAAGCTCACGTGCATATGTTGTTCGTGCAGATTTAGATCTAAGTCAAATCAGTGCAGCAAGTTCTATGCCAGTAGGCGAACCGGTAGACGGAACATATTGGGTTGATACATCTAACACACGTTGGGGTATTTTTGAGTGGAACACCAGTACAGACAGCTTTACTAATAAAGTTCCTCTAGTAATCGACAATGACAATTATGCTACAGTAACTGATGGCGGTTTAGGCGTTACACCAAAAGCAAGTTTTGGATCCAACGGTCAGTATGCAATGGTAGTAACAAGCGACAATGCTAATACTGTATGGTACAAAAACAGCAGCGGAAATTGGGTAGTAGTTGGTACAAACTTTGAAACAGGGTTTGCTTCTGCTGCAACATTCTCTAGCACATGCTGGCAGACAAGTCACCCTGTTGTGGTATCTACTGCATCTAACCCTGCACTAACTGCTTACAACGGTAACACCTTGATCATCAACGGTCAAACTGTTACTCTAAGCGGAACTACATTGACAGCATTAGCAACCAGCATTAACACTGCTATGAGAGTGCATGGAGTTGGTTCTAGAGTAAATGCAGGCGGCTTCTTAGAGCTGTATGCCGATGCTCGTGCAAAGAGCAACGGTTCTGTATCTGACGGTAAGATCAAAGTTGAAGAAGGTACTGGCTTAGAAGTGATGCTAACTGCTATTGGTTTACCAGCAGCTACGTATGATGCAGTAACTCTATATCAAGCACCTCACACAAAGTATCCAGATTTTGGTGATAAGCCAACAGGTTCTGTATATGTTAAAACAACTGTGCCTAACAGTGGTGCAGATTGGTATGTTAAGTTGTACAGCGAAGCACAAGGTGCATTTAGCTTACAATCTGCTAGCATTTTTGATGAGCATCAAACAGCTATCAATACTATTGATGCTACTGGCGATATTCCAGTTGGTAGAGTCTACATTCAGCAAAACTTTACAATGGGTGCAGGAAGTGCAACAACTTCTACATCCAGCCCACAAGTTGCTGCATTCAAAGCCTACAGAAGAAACGCCAGTGGTGCAACAAAGATTACCAGTGTTGCTACAACTGGCACTGTTTCTACAACATCTAACTTTGTAATTTACGAAGGCCTAGACACATCTACTGCCGGTGTTGCTAATTACAGCAGTGCTTATACAGTTAACCTAGTAGCAGGCGATGACATCGACGATATCATTAGCAAGATCAACGCATTGAACATGACACATGTAACTGCTAGTGTTGCTAGTTCGAATGCTAGCGGCGTAGCTACAAGTTTAACAATTCAACATAAGTTAGGCGGTCAGATCAATCTTAAGAATGGTACTGGTTCTCCGTTAACTAGCGTGTTAGGATTCTCCGGTTGGAGCAGAAATAGCACTACTGGTATCGAGACTGGTACAAAGAATCTATATGCAAAAGCTACATATGACAGCAGAGACATCACGTTCTATGCAAGTAACTGGAAGCCTTTAGTATACGAAGCAACAGCACAGACACCATTTACAGATCCAATTGACGGTCAATTGTGGTATAGCAGTGTTGTTGACGAAGTAGATATTATGGTGCATAACGGAACCACATGGAAAGGTTATAAGAATGTATACCCATTAACTGATCCAGCAGGTCCAATTGTTGCCAGCGTAGCACCGATTACACAAAGCAACGGCGATCCATTAGTCGATAACGATATTTGGATTAGTACTGCTGATGTCAGCGACTACGGTAGAGTAGTTTACATCCGTACAGGCGGAAAGTGGATTCTACAAGATACAACAGATCAAACAACTCCAGATGGATGGTTGTTTGCTGATGCACGTTGGAGCACAGCAGGTACTAGCGAAGATATGGCAGACATTGCTGATCTATTAGCTAGTGACTACTTAGACCCAGATGCACCTGATCCAGCATTGTACCCACGTGGTATGAAGTTGTGGAACCTACGTCGAAGTGGTTTCAACGTTAAGAAGTATGTTACAACACACATCAACATTGATGCTAATGACGGCAAGAACCCTCGTTTCAACGATGAGCAAATGGACGGATCTAACAGCTCTACTCCTTATGTTGCTAACCGTTGGATCACAGTTAGCCCTAACCAGCCAACTGGACAAGGTAGCTTCGGACGCTGGGCACAACGTGGTTTTGTTGTAGAAGCATTCAAAGCTCTAATCGATACAAATCAAAGTATTCGTGATACTGATACTGTAATCTTTAACTTGATTGCAACACCTGGATACCCAGAAGCAATTCAAAACATGATTGCATTCAACACTGATCGCGGATTGACAGCGTTTGTTGTCGGTGATACGCCATTCAGATTACAACCTAACGGTACAGAACTAAACAACTGGGGCTTTAACACAGCGTTGGCATTTGACAACAGTGAAGAAGGTGCAGTTAGCTATGACGAATACATGGCTATGTTCTATCCAAGCGGTTACACAAACGACAACTTAGGAAATGCTATTGTTGTTCCACCAAGCCATATGATGCTACGCACTATCGTTAATAGCGATGCTAAGAGTTTCCAATGGTTTGCTCCGGCCGGTACACGCCGTGGCGGTGTTGACAATGCAACTAGTGTTGGTTATATTACTAGTGAAGGCGAGTTTAAAACAACTAGCTTGCCGCAGAGCTTACGTGATGTGCTAGCAGGAGTTAAAGTTAACCCAATCGCTACAATTCCAGGTGCTGGCATTGTTAACTTTGGTCAATACACTCGTGCAAGAAACGCCAGTGCATTAGATAGAATTAACGTTGCACGTTTAGTTGCATACTTACGTAGACAATTAAGTCTATTAGTTAAGCCGTTCTTGTTTGAACCTAACGATAGAATTACTCGTAACGAAATTAAACAAGCAACAGAAAGCTTCTTACTAGAGTTAGTAGGACAGCGAGCACTGTACGACTTCTTAGTAGTATGTGATGAAACAAACAACACACCTACAAGAGTAGACCGTTCAGAACTATGGTTAGACATTGCTATTGAACCAGTAAAAGCAGTTGAATTTATCTATATTCCACTACGCTTGAAAAACACTGGCGATATTCAAGCCGGACTATAATTGGTAAATATTAAGGACAAGGAGCACATAAGATGGCAATCGCAAGTTTAAGCAGATTCACAGTTCCACTAGCAGGTGGTGGACAAAGTAGTACCGTTCAAGGTCTATTGATGCCGAAGTTGAAGTATCGCTTCCGTGTATCACTAGAAAATTTTGGTGTTACAAAACCTACCACTGAGCTAACCAAGCAGGTTGTGTCTGCTGCAAGGCCACAAGTTCAGTTTGAAAATCAAACAATTCACGTGTACAACAGCCAGATTAACTATGCTGGTAAGCACACATGGCAACCAATGAACTTGACTCTTCGTGACGATGCCCAGGGCAACGTTACTAAGTTAGTTGGTGAACAACTACAGAAGCAGTTTGATTTCTTTGAACAAGCAAGTGCAGCAGCAGGTGCTGAATACAAGTTCTTAACTCGTATTGAGATGCTTGATGGTGGCAATGGCGACAATGCAAATTGGGCAGCTAACGTATTAGAAACATGGGAAGTTTATGGTTGCTATTTGCAGTCAGTAAACTACAACGAATTGGCATACGCTGAGAGTGCTCCAATGGAGATTGCACTTACAATCCAATACGATAATGCACTACAGATCGGACCTTCCGGACAACCAGTTGGCTTAGGAGCTACTGTAGGAAGAACATTATCTTCCTTAGCAACAGGTTAATTAATCTGTTCAAAGATTGGCCCTTTCGGGGGCCTTTTTTTACGGCTAAATATTACTATGGCAAATGCATTCACTAATTTTCTAGGTCAAGCACTTACGACCACCACGCAGGTTAAGGACTATCAACATGCGAGTAGATTGTATGTTGATGACTATTTTAGACTAGCACCCAAGTCTGGGTTTATGTATTATGTTGTGTTTAACATCAACAGAAATAACAATCCTATCACTGAACAATTCTTAACAAAGAACGGTGCTGAGTTAGGTTTGCTGGTAAAAAATATAGACTTACCTAAATATAGAATTGCTACAGAAACAATAAATCAGTATAACAGAAAAGCTATCGTACAGAGTAAAATTGAGTATCAGCCAGTAGCTATGGCATTTCATGATGATCATAACAACACTACTACTGGTATGTGGAAAGCATATTATAACTACTATTTTGTTGACGGAAAGAACACTTCTGCATTAACTATTGCCCCGGGATTTGCAGACACAAAATATAAAAAGATAGGAACCAATGTTAACGAAAGCACAGCATTTGGTTTAAACAACGGTCAAACAGATCCATTCTTTAGATCGATTGAGATTTATCAGCTTAACAGAAAACAGTTTACAGCGTATGTTTTAGTTAATCCTATTATTACGGATTTCAGTCACGATAAACTAGATCAAACACAGAGTAAGTTGTTAGAAAATAATATGACTGTGCAGTTTGAGACAGTGTTATACGGCACCGGACAAATTAAGAGAGACAATCCAACTGGATTTGCTACAATACATTATGATACAACTCCTGGCCCTTTGAGTATTTTTGGTGGTGGCAACAACAGTATATTAGGCCCCGGCGGCATTATTCCTGGCATAGGAGAAATACTAGGCGGTGCCGGAGATACCGGTCCACTAGGATTATTCAAAACTGCAAGAGGTGCTGCTGCAATTTTTAACAATGCCAAGAATATTTCTAAGGCAAGTATTTTATCAGAAGGTTACGGAATTTTAGACAAAGTTGCAAGAACTGGAAAGTTACCTGATGTATTAACTGGTAAGAGCCCGGCAGGTCTATCATTAGCAACATTACCAGGTGAAGTACCAACTAACGCAGTTCCTAGATCTCAACAAGCCGGCGGTGGTGGATTTAGTCTAGGAGGATTAGCCGCAGGTGCCGTAGGTGCAGTTAGTGGACTTACTGACAAAATTGGTAGTGCAATTAAAGGACTATTACCGTCTAGTGCTGCCGGCACGTCTGCTGCAATTGCAAATGCTCGTGCAGAAAAAGCAGCATTAGCATCGGATATTTCTGCACAGATTGAACAAAGTCGCAGTTTAAAAGGTGAACTAGATGCAAGGATTGCCGCAGCAGACGGAGACCCCGAAGCAATAGAAGCAATCTACTCAGAGTTTGACGAGCTTGGATATACTGATCCCGATAAACTAACATCTAGTTTAAATACCATTGCATTAGAAGATGCAGAATTAGAAGCATTACTAGCAGAGGCAGAAGCTTCTGAAAATGCAGATGAGACAATTGGAGGCGACGATCCATTTGAAGCTGAGAGGCTAAATGCTGAAACTCGATTCTCAGATACAGAGGACGTAGATGTTTCAGAAGCAGAAGTATACGAAATTCCAGAAGATGACGAAGATTCAACAACTACATATTTTGCATAATGTACACTAATATACCACCTAAACAAGCAGCAGGTTCTGCAAGTGATTTATCAAACAAGAACTTAAATCAATATAACGATTTACCTGTTCAGTTACACAATGATACATTGACTGCAATGAAAGGATTGCTATCTAACAAAGGGTTCAGCGACGAATCTGCAGAAAATATTGCAATAACAATTATGATGCAGGCCAAGCGTGACAGCTTCAATCCAATGAACGTGCTTGACTCTATGAGAAATTTAGGAAATGTTGAGCTAAGCCAGTTAGTGTCAGAAATATTAAATTTTAATAGATTTAAGACCAGTGTATTAGGAACAACACAAAACATCACACCTGTTGAAGTGGTTAAACGTAACATTTTACCCTAATGAGAAACACAGCTAAAGGTCGATACATTCCCAAAAATCCTGAAAAATTTGTGGGTCAACATGATCCTGTTTATAGATCAAGTTGGGAACACACTTTTATGCTATTCTGCGATAATAACCCTGCAATAGAGCAGTGGGCAAGTGAAGCAGTTAAAATTCCTTACAGAGATCCGCTCACTGGAAAGAATACAGTGTACGTTCCGGATTTTTTGATTGTCTATACAGATAAGAATCAAAAACGTCATGCGGAAATGATAGAAATTAAACCCAACAACCAAGCAGTTAAAGAATCTGTAGGTAAGAACCCGCATAATCAAGCGGCATATGTAAAAAATATGGCAAAATGGGAAGCAGCTAGTGCATGGTGTAAAGCCCGCGGAATACAGTTTAGAGTAGTAAGCGAGCGTGATATTTTCCATAATGGCAGTAAAAAGCGATAAGTAATATTATGACAAAGAAACTTGAAGAACTTTTTAATTTGCCTCAAGATGCCGAGGAAGTAGTTACAGCTGACGCAGTTCCTGAACCTATCACAATTTCATTGCAGGAAAAGTTAGAAGAATTTGATAAAATTTCTTCAGCACTACCTCGTGTTAAAGGGCTAGGCGATATTAGCGATAGCGAACTAGATGCACTGGCAAACAAAGCTGAAAAAGCATACGACGATCTAATGGATCTAGGTATGAACGTTGAAGCACGTTACGGTGCCCGCATGTTTGAAGTTGCGGGTAACATGTTGAATGCCGCAATTACAGCAAAGTCTGCCAAAATTGATAAAAAGTTAAAAATGGTAGAGCTACAGTTAAAGAAGTATGCTGTAGATAAAAAAGAAGGTAATGCAAATCCTGATTCAGTACAGGCTGAAGGAGTGCTAATTACAGACCGTAACAGCCTCATTGCAAAACTTAAAAATCTGGATAAATAAAGCATAGGAAATCACCATGAGATCATTTAAAGAATATCTTACAGAGTCTGTAAAAAAATACGATTTTAAAATTAAAGTCGC